GTACCAAAGTCCCAAATGTCATANCTTCTTGAACTCAAAAGACCACCTTCAGGATGATATACTTTATTCCTGATAGGATCATCTTTCATAGGATCAAGAATTACATTGAACTCAATACCATTAACAGATACATACCTAGCAATTTGACCTTCATCAAGAGTCATCTTACCTGCGCCACTAGACTTAAGGTGATGATCACTCTGGAAGTAATTAAATCCACTAAGTTTGTCAGAAGCTGCTTTATGGAACTCATAGAGACCATACTCACCAGTTGAGAGTACAAACTTCCTGCTGTCTTCTTTCAGTTTACCTACTGATAATTGCATAGCAAAGTCAGTCAGTGAATCAAGACTGAAGTTATTGTAATACATAGTATTACCACCTTCCATTTGCTCATAGAGACCAAATCCTGCCCTGATAGTGTTACCACTTTCACCTTTGTTGCCGTATTGACCATCAGCCAACTTGTTAGACTTGCCATGGAGCAACAGACGGGCTTTATCCCAACGGAATTGCTTCATAAAGTCCCAAGTGAGTTTGTCAATCCACCTGGTTTGAGTTTTACCATCTTGATCAATAAATGCGAATGCAAGAGGATGATTTTTACCTTTGGTAATCATATTACCAGGGACATCATAATTCTTACGAATAACTGATGTAACGTTCTCCATCATCAGAGGAGCAGCATGGTGTACTCCACTACCTCTCTTAGAGAGTTCGTGTTCTACCAGACCGAATTCTTCTGACCAACGAGTTCCTGCGGCAAGATCATCTACTGGTACAAATGCTTCTGCATCACCAGTAACAAGCTCTACACGATACCTCCAACCCTGCCCCATATGGATAGGATCTTCAACTACTCTCAGTTGATAATCGTCAGGATTCTCACCAACAATTACTGAAGTAGCTTCAAAGTACCTCTCAGGGAAGAACATATAAAACTGACTTCTTGCTACACCAGGACGAGCCCCTCCAGCAACTGCATTTGTACCATCTGTTGAAGCCATAATAAGAGGAATATTCCTCTCATCAGAGCCATGGAGCATCCAGCGATAAGCACCTTCCTCATCAAGATAGTGCACTGGGAATTGATCAATGAAACTAACAATATTGTCAGCCCCATGATTTACCTCATAAATACGATTGATCACCTTAGAGATGTATTGGGGCTCCATCATCCCCAACCAGCCCAGGTGAGCCTCTCTAGTTAGACCAGACCAATATTTCGGGTCTACGATTTGTAATTTTGAAACTTTCTGCATGGTTTATAAAATTTAAAATGTTTTCTTAGACTAGCCCCCTCATAGACTCGATATTCCTAACTGCTGCATCATCGTCTCCAGCTCTGTAAGCACCTGCTCTGGTTCTCTCACTGGATTTAGAGTCAAACGCTTTCTTCAGTTGATTCACTGTATCAGACTTTACTCTCCTTTGAAGTTTATCCCATTTACCATCGAATACTCCAATGTCATCTAATGCAGCTACAATCGTATCAAATTTGAAAGGATCTTCTGCTCTTTTAGCCCATACAGCATTAACAGGTTGTCCGTTAATTTCTTTTACAGGCTTAGTTAATTTTTCAATAATATTACTCTTCTGCTTAGGAGTTAATTCCATTCCTGGAACTATCTCTTTCATATCATTGACCTTCTTTTTAAAATCTTCAAGTTGTGCTTCAGCAGCTTTTTTATTCTCTTCTTCTCTCTGAGCAATAAGTTTTTTCTCTTCGTCTTCTTTAGAGTCGTAGTACTTAGTAAGGTCTTCTAAAGCTTCTGTAGCTTCTTCTATATCTTCACCAAGACTAACAGCCCTTTCTACAAGCTTGTCAATTTTAGCATCATTAAAATTAGTAGTTACCTTATATCTCTGCTTAATAAGATCTTTTCTCAAATCTTCTTTGGAATCATCTTCTAGATCTTCTGTCTTAATGGATGATAACCATTTCTTAGATTGAGAAATACCTTTTGCAACATCAGGAGCTACTCCAGTATCCAACATATCAAGATACTCTCTTACGTCCTGGTCGTAGGTATCAAGGAGGTTGTTCCGAATAGCTTCTGCTTCTTTATTCCAAAGAGCTGATAATGCTGCATCTTCTCCTTCTTCTTCTACTAACTTCTTAAATTCTTCTTCGTTAAATGAGGTGAGGTTCCCCTGTTCAGACAGGAATCTGGCAAAGAGAAGAGTGGTAGATTCTTGAGTATCAGAAGATTTTTCATCCGTTGAACTGTCAGGAACAGGGGTCTCACCTCCTTTTTCAGTGACATCTTCTGATTCACCTTCACCACTTTCATCTTCTCCAGAATTATCGGGTTCTAATGAAGCCTTTATAATATCCTCTACATCGAGGTCAGGGTCTTCTACTGTTGTTTTCTCCTCTGATTGCCCTGAATCAGATTCTGAGTCTTCTGCTGGAGGAGGGCTGCCAATCCCTAGTTCGTCCGCAAAAAGACTCTCGAAATTAATTTCTTTCTCTTCTGCCATAAGATTCGATTAATTTATTTGCAAATATAATATAATTTTACATAGACTACAAGTTTTTTCTTTTGTTACTATCTAAAATATAGCCATTTTTATTAGATTGTCTAAGAAGACGTATTAGATTTCCTCTTCGCAGCAGCCCTAGCTTTAATTTGCTCCCTCTCTTTTGCTGCCTTATCTTTAAGTTTCTGAATCTCTTTCTGCACTTCTAACTTCCTCTTCTCCAGGGCTATCTTTTTATCTTCTATACTTTTCTTCGCCTCAATCTCTTTTTTCTTAATAGACTCTTGAGATCTAAGCTTCTCTGATTCATCAGTTTGACTAGTATCTGTACCCTCTCGTTTATCTGCATTTATCTCTGCAATTTGAATTTTAGTTTGTGCATCTAATTCAGCTTTAAACATATCTAACTCTCTATCAAGCTCTTTCTGCTCTGCTTCTAACTCTAGTTCCATCAACTTCATCTCTTGCTCCTGTTGAGCAATAGCTTGTTCAGCCTCTATCTGCTCTTTCTGAGCCTGTTGTGCCTGCTCTTGTAACTCTTGCTCAAACTTCTTAATCTTCCTATGAAGATCTCCAACATTCTTAGTTCTGTACATCTCTGCTACCATAGCCATAGTAGCTCCATTCTGTAACATTGGTTGTGCAAGAGCCCTCATCTGTTCTAAGATATTATCATTATCACTGTCTGAAGTGAGATATCCACCGTAGGAAGATTCTCCAAATAGATGACTATCAAAGTCTAATAGAGCTTCAGTCTGGTCATCTAATACATAGCTCCTAACAAAGGATTTATTATCCCACGCTATCTTGGCTGCTTCTAACAGAGAGGACAATGCCCTAATCCTAGTATCATCGTGGATACCAAACCACTTCTCTGTAATGTGAGAGGACTGCATAACTGCTCTCTCTACGCCACCAACAGTTTCTCTATTATCAATAGCACCTTTTCTCTGTGGGGTAATACCTGTTATCTCATCTACCCTTTTCTCTAGGAATGCCAGAATTTCTATATGTCTTTGTATAAAGTCTGCATCACCAATCTCTGTCTGGTTACCTACTTGAGACATAGATCCTGCAAGTTTACCCTGGGCTAATCCCTTCTGTCCTTCGTTGAAAGGATCTTCAAACAGAAGATTCATATTATATAGATAGTACAACCACTTACTAACATCCCAACCATCAGGCTTCATAGACATATTAATCTTACCTACTTTGCCCAGATACTTAGAAATAGCAAGTTCTGTCCTATTCATAATCTTATTATATAGGTACTGATACTCTTTAGTCATATCAACCATAGACCTAGCCTGGAATGAATTGATATTAAATGATGTGCCTACTATTCCTGGATTAGCAGAAGATAAATTATCAGGAGTTCTGATTTGAAGTTCTACAGGCTGCATCTTAACATATATGTCATCTGCAATCCTGGTACCTTCATACCACTCTGTGATCCATTTCTCCTCTGCTTTCTCTCCTAGTTCTTCTTGCACTTCATAGTCCTCAGGAACTACATCTTGTATATAATGATCGTCCTCATCAAAGTAAGATAGGATTTTAACCTTTCTAAGGCCTCTCCATACTACCCTGACTACCCTGACATTACCTTCAGAATCAAAGTTTCCTCCAAAATACATAGAGCCCTTCTGATTCAATTCCAGTAATCTTCCTATACCAACACTCTCTACCATATCATTGAATACCATAGGCTCGTTGGTAATATGTTCTTTACCCATAACCTTCCTAGCACCAGTATGATATTGATGCCCTCCTTCTATCTTCTTAATATCGGATTCTGACAGATGGTCTTTATATCTGTCAATACATTCTCCTGGAGGAAGGTACCCATCCTCTACAATAATCTCATTATCCTCTATCTTATAACTCTCCCCGCCACGAAGTGTATAAAAATTAATAGGATTACCCCTTCTTAATTTGGGTTCCCTTCCTATAATATCAATCACATAAATCTCTTCTGCAACAGCTAACATATCCTCAAATCCTCTACTAAACTCTTCTTTTAGGTTCATAGAATGATAGAGATATTGAATAACCTGGTTAGCCATTCTCTCTCTTACATCCTTATAATCTAGTTTCCAATGCTCAAACTCTCTAATCTTTTGAGTGATAACGTCTTCATCTTGTATACCCTTTGTAACTAATTCAATAGCCATATTATGAAATTCTTCATTAATCTTCTGAAGTTTCTCATTAATAGCATCGTGACTAGTTAGTACAAATTGAGGCCTAAAAGTTCTTTTTCTCTCTTCCCCTACAAGAAGGGCTATATTAGGATTAACCAAAGGATAATTTCTATAATCTGCAGGATTATTCTCAAATCTGATATCAAATGGATCTGTAGCCCTTTTAGCTTCTGCAGGATCTATGACATTATTTAACAGATTATAGTTTATTATCTTGTTCTTCCTAGAAGCTCTTACACTTCTTGAACCAAAATTATCTTCAGACCAAGTACTAATACCAGCACCAGCGTCAATACACTCTTTGAAGAATTTCTTAGTCTTCTGAGATGTAGATCTCTTCTGGTATGGAAAAGCAGATGGAGTTAATGCTGTTACAGAAAGTTCCATATTATTTTATGTATAAAGTCCCAAATATAATGAAATTTAAGTTAATTTACAAATCTAGTTCCAAGACGTATAGCTATACTTGCTGAAGTTATTACCAGTCCTTTTAAAGAAGGGGTCATCTGTTAGTTCAGATCTATTTTCCCTCGTACCTGCAGTATCTAATCTTAGATAATCTTCTCTGAGAATCATTAACATTCCCATAGCAGATACTCTATCCGCATTTATATCTGGATGCCAGGCAATTAACTCTTTAATATACCCCACACTTCTTAATTGTTGGAGATTCATAATAGGAGGTATCTCATTACCCTCTTCATCTTCTCCACCAGTGCCGTAGGCATTAGATACTAACCAGTCTGCTTGGAGTCTTCTGCCCCAGGCATTCACCATGATAGAAGAGTTAGTACCCTTCTTTTTATTACCATAATTATTATGTATCTTAACTAGATCTTTCTCTGAAAGTATTTCAGGGTTATCTGCCAGATAGTGTAAAGCATTTTTATTAAAGAAATACCCGTATAACCCTTTTTTATCATTCTCATAGTTAATGATAGCATTGTAATATTTAGCCAATCTAAGACAGACTTCATAAAACTCGTTCGCTGTATTAGGTCTGCCTGTATACTCTGCTACTATTCTATCTGTAAACCTATCCAGTATAAAGATACTTCCCAGGGAGTTAGTAGTAGAATGGTCATCATCATAGGGGTCACATCCTGCTATATACCTCAATCGAGGTACCGCCCCACTAGAGAGCCTCACAGGATGTTCAAATATCTCCACAGCTCCCTCT